TGGTAACTGAAATAACTCAATATCCTGCTCGGCTTTGCTTTGCAGCCAATTGGCAGAATTATGAAATATTGCTCATTCTCAACCACTTGCAGTTCATTTCTCTCATCTTCACTTTCCGTTGCTTTTGCTTAAATTGTGCACGTGGCTCGCCACTCCTTCGCTACGATGGCGTTGGCTCACGATGTGCCTATAGAGAATGTGGCTCGTATGCTTGGGCACCAGGACATCAAGACCACACAGATTTATGCCAAGGTGCTGCGCACCACCATCGAGCGCCATGCCACAGCCCTGCAGCGTTCAATCAGCTAAGACACGATAGAATATTCCCTTTAGTAACTGCGACTTTCCCGACTCATGGAAGGTGGCAGTTATTTTTTCGCATATATACCTCTGCCCACGTATGTAGAACAAAGCACGAGGATTTGGTATTGTGTCGGACAGGAAAGAGAAATGGAACTTCTGCTTTCCATCAATCTTGTGCATTGACAAGCGCATAGAATTGGCTATGCCGTCTTTCAATCGCAAGGTGAATTGAGTTCTGTTATACCCAAACGAGTCAGTAACCTCCACCTTATCTATTATGGGATGTGGCTGATTACCGCCGAAAAGATAATGTCCACTCCAAAAGCCGACATATATAACATCAAAGTATGCAGATGACTTCTCGGTTTCTCCTTTGCCAATCACATAGCTTGCAGTGCCTTGTGCCAAGTCTCCAGCATCATAGTCGACATCATCGTGATAGCGTACCGATGATAATTGCCCTTCATTGTTCGGTCTTTGTCCTATGTAGATGCCAGAAGATGCAGAGCCAGAAGAGCCTGTACCGTCTTCCGATATAGTCCATGTTTCTCTACTGCCCAACTCTCCGCAGTCGAGAAACATACAATTGCCATACTTGTCGTCAGTACCCTCTATCCATGCAGGAACGATTTTCAGTTCAATATCGTCAGCATCATTATCAACAAAATAATCTCCGAACTGATTTACAGGCATCAGACGGTTATAATACTTGTACCACTTCATGCCATTATGCTTGCTGACAAATTCTGATTTGTAGCAGTACATTATAAAATAGGTATCAATCTCCTTGCAATAAAACATTCTGTTTCCGTCACTTCCAACTGGATAGCCACGGCTGAAAGACTCGCTGTATCCATGTCCGCTATGCCCCGTGGACTTGTAATAACCGCTAATCTTCAACGTCATTGCCTTGTCAATCAATTCCCGAAATGTATCATAGACCAAAGCCTTTGACTTGTTGGCTCTTATAAACCAGTCGCACGAATAATATGACCACAGAAGCGCATCATTATCAGCGTATTTCAAGTTAGCCGAAGCGATGTACTTGCTTTCATCTTCTTGCGACACCTCTGTTGTGTAAGAGTCCAAGACCTTGTTTAAGATTATCTCTCCTGCCGATTTTGCCAGACTATTAGAGAAATGAAACTCGATGCGCTTAGCCTTATGGTTGATATCAAAATCTCCGAAAAGGAAGTTTTCAAGATGCTCAAAAAACTCGTTCAATGTCCAATGAGGCAATGCAATGGCAAAGTTCCACGCAGACCATGCAGCCGGAAGCGTATTGCAGATCAAGAGGTATTTATATTGCGATTGCTCCAGTTCTGCAAAGTTCGCCTCATACCCCAATTGCGAACAGATACGCTTCAATATATACAATAAGTATGGCTGGAACGAAAGAGTGCTTTTGACATTCTCGAAGCCAGTGATGAAATGGACAGATGTGGTAACAGCATTCTGCAGATTGCCGGAATAGTTGTTTACCCACGGCAACGGCACCCAGTTGTTCGTTGGATATGGCTTGAACGCTTCTGCTGCTATAAGATTATCGCGCTTGGTAGGATATCCCAAATCCATTTCATTGAGATAGATATCGTCAAATGTCTCGTCAAAGTTCTGCTCGCTGCGCCCCTCCAGAAACTGCGTTTTTACTTCTACGTCCGATATTTCCGTTATTGTGATGGAGCCAGACTTCATAAATGCACCATCACGTATGTCGCAGTCAAACACCACCTTCGACTTGATAACATCCGCTCTGTGGATGTGCCCGAAGATGGCTATGTTTCGGGCGCATCCCTTTAGTGGAAACGTAATTGTCAAGGTGTAGCTGTCACTACCCGTAAACAGACGGTTCTCGAAGATGAAGTCAAACGAAGTGTTCTTCTTCAGATAGGCTTGTTTGCCATTGATTATTATTTCCATATCATTTACGTCTTGATTTAGGAGTTTTGTTTCTCATTAAAATACTATACTCGTCCTGCGCTTGCTTGATGCCAGTGTCACCCGTGACCGTGTTCACCGTGACAAACGGCTCGCTCAACCGCTTCTCCAACTGCTTCATCGTGTCGGCATAACTCTGCATTGCCTTTGTGTTCTGCACGATTGCAGCCGTAGCCAGTCCGTCCGGCTGCTGCTGCACGATGATAGGCTGTTGCTGTTGTGGCGTGCTATATGCTACTGGCGCAATAGTCCGACTCACATCATCGGCTCGTAAGGATCCGATGGTGTTAGTCCGCTGCGCATAGTCCAGGGCGTTGATGATGGGACGTGCAACTGGGTTGGCAAGCATCTCCTGCGACGCCACCCATTCCCCGGCATGAACCACGCCCACCTCCTCATATTTACTGCCATTAGGTGTGAAGCCACCCTTTGCATAGCCCTGGCTTTCACTTGCTTGCTGTTGCTTTTTTATTGCAGCAATCTGAATTGCTCCTGCAGCCACCGCCATTGCAGCAGCCACTGGTGCCAGGATATAACCTACAAGCGGAATTGCCGCTGCCGAGCCATACGCCGAGATGGCGTTCTGTGCCGTCTGCGCCACCGCTTGAATGACCTGCATGGCAAACATCTTTTTGTTCGCCTCGTTCTTTTTCTTTGCCAGCTCCTTCTGCTTCTGCTCCTCGAGCTTCTTCACCTTGTAGTTGTTGCCCTCCGCTTGCGATATCTCCTTGTCATACCGCTTCTCGATGGCAGCAGTCTGTATCTCCAGTTCCGCCTGAATGAGCGAAGTCATGCCCGAAAATATTGAAGACATACCCGACGTTAGCGTGTCGAAAGAACCCTGCACCGCCTGTCCGAGGTCCGAGTTCAGCCACTCCGTGATGTCCTCCGTCATGTTTTCGAGGAAATTCTTGCTCGTGTCGTTGTACTCCTGGCCGTACTTCTTCGCCAGTGCCACCTTTGCCTTTTGATACGCTTCCTCGATACGCAGCTTCTCCTTGGCATCGTCGCCAGCAGCCTTTATCTCCTGTTTGAAAACCTCATCGAGGGCAGCACTATCTTTGGTGTATTTCTCCTTCTTCTCCGACTTGTTATCCCCGAAGTAGTCCTCTTTGATTTTGGCAAGCTCCTTCTGGTGCTTCTTCTCGTTGTCCTCGACGATCTTCTGATTGCGCTTTTGGTTTTCAACGAGCTTATTCTGATAATTCTTCTGCGCTTGCAGCTGCTCCTTAGAACCGTCCGTGTAGACCTTCGTCAAACGGCGCAGATGCTCCAACTCCATGAGTTCGAGCGCATCATCAAACGTCTTTTGGTCTACCTTTCCATCAATGTACCGCTGTTTCTCTGTAGCAACAAGTTCATTATAGTAGTCGTTCTCCTGCTTAGCCGATTGCGTGTTCTTGTCATCAGCGAGTTTCTTCTTCGCCTCATAGTACGCTGCTTCCGCTTCCAGCTTCTGTTCACTCGTAGCTTTGCCATTAGCCATAACTTTCTGATTGTACTCCATATCAATCTCTGTCATGCGGTTCGTGTACTCCTCGAAGTCCTTCTCACCTTTGGCATACGCAATGCGGTTGAGAGCCTGCTCCCTGGTCTTCCAGTCCTTCTGCGGTTTCAGCACATCCTCAGTCTTCGTTTTCTTGTCCGTCTTAGGAGGCGTGTATGGAGGGTTCTGCGTCTGCTGTTCCCGCTTCTGTTCTTTCTTCGCGTCATTGAGTGCCTCCTTCTTGATGTCTTCGCCATATATGCCTAAGATGTTCGCCTCACGCTGGTCAAGCTCCGCCAGGTCCTCCTTCGTCTTGGCAAGCGCACGTCTGTTAGAGGCACGCAACGAGTTGACACCCAACTGCACCACCTTTCCCTCCTGACCCGGCATAACCGTTTCCGTCCTTGCCTCCATCTCATCCATGGCAACGACACGCTCCTGCCTCTGCTTTTCCAGATTAAGGTCGACACGCTGCTTTCCTATATCACGCAACTTATCCTTGGCACCCTCAATCTCATACTTGCGAGTCAACGACTTCAAGTAATCATCAAGAGCCTTCTTGTTCTCCTTATACTTGCCCGTAGTATCATCCAACTGGGCATTATAGTTCGGGATAATCTTGTTGAGCGCATCAATCGCCGTGTGTCTGTCCTTCAGCGACTGCGTTTCATCACGCGCCACCGCAATAAGCGCATCAATCTTGTTCTTCTCGTCGATGATGCCCTCCTGCCCACGCTTGCGTATCTCCTGCAAGTCCTTTTCTGCTTGCGACACCTCCGTCATCTTCTTGTATAACTTATACAGAACCGCACCGAGAGCAATGACTCCGGCTGCTATCACGCCATAGCCCGATGCGAGAAGGGCACCCTGCTTTTTGAGGTCCGACATCAGCCATGACTGACGTACCCAGTTGCCCTGCAATTTGGCAAGTCCCATTTGAAGGAGCAAATGAGCTGCATGTAATGTGGCGACCGTAGTCTTGTATGCCGTAGTCGCAGCCTTGGAAATGACGAGCCACGCATAATGCGCCTTGAAGGCAATGTTTGAAGCGTTCACCGCAATCTTATATGCGATGAAAGCAGCAGTCAGCGAAGCCAAAGTAAAAGCGTTCTCCTTGATGAACGTGATAGAAGTAGACATAAACTTCAACAACAAAGTAGTGGAAGATATGACATGCTTCATTATCGGCTGCAGCTGCTCACCGAGTGCCACCGCCATCTCTGTCACGCCCTTGCGAGCCTTGTCAAGTCCTGCCTGCACCGTAGTATTCTGCACATTGAACTCATTTGTGACAGACGTACCCTCCGCAAACGCCTTAGTAGCTTCCTCCTGCTCCCACCGCACCATATCGAGGTTGCCAGCAAGAGCCGAAATCACCTGCGCAGCACGAGCACCATTCTCGCCCATGTCCTTGAATACTGGAGCCAGTACGTCGATGTTGCCGAGTTCGTGAAGACGATCCAGCAACATAAGCAGTCCCTCGTTAGTGCTCTTCTTCAGCGTTTCGTTGAACTCCTTCGCATTAAGTCCCGTAGCCTTTATTATCTTGTCGTTCTCCTTGAACATATCCATAATGACTTTGGAAACCGCCGTTGCCGACATCTCCACCGCCTGTCCCTGGCTATCCAGCACCGCAGCGAAGCCCATGATTTCCGGGATAGTCATCTTCGCCTGGGCACCCACGCCAGCCATGCGCTGTGTGAAGTTTGCGAGATAAGGAGCAGAAGCCGTGCAGTTCTGCGACAACTCATTAATAACGGAACCCACGGCAAGCAGAGCCTTCTCCGTGCCGAGGCGTTCCTCGTCACCGAAGATGTTGGTAAGTTTACTCAATGTAAGCGTAGCCCCATCACCGAGGTCGTCCAAAGCCACATTGATTTGGTCGGCAGCTTTCACGAAGCCCAAGACATCCTCCTGCGATGTTTTGCCCAATCGTCCAGCTTCCTGCGCCAACTTATTCAACTCCTCACGCCCCGTTCTGGTGTCAATCTTCTGGAACTCCTCATTCAGCTGCTCCACCTCCGAAGCGTTCATACCCGTAAATTTGCGCACATTCGCCATCTCCTGGTCCATATCCGCAAAAGCGTTCACCGCCGAGCGTCCTGCCATGATGATACCCGTGATGGCAGCAGCAATGCCGGCAAGAGCTGTCTGCCAGTCGTTCAACTTTCGGTTCATCCGTTCCCACAGGCTCTCATTCTCTCGCAGTTGCGAGTTCACTTTGGCAATCTCCGCCTTTACACGCTTTATCGCCTCACATTGTCTGTTCCACTCTTCGCTTCCCCGTTCAAGCCCATTAAGGTTACGTTTCAGCTGTGACAATGTGCGGTTAAGTTCCTTTGGCGAAGTTTCATCGAGTCGTTGCAGAACATGCTCGACCCCTTTCGCTGCATTTTCAATCTGCGAGATTTGGCGATTGGTTTCCTTCAGTTCACGCTTTAGCTTCGTGAGCTGCTGTTTGTTTCCTGCTGCTGCCGCTTTCTCAATGGCTTTTTCGAGGTTTGCAGCTTGAGATTTCAGTTTCAGGAGCATATCTTCCGCCTGTTTTCCGTTTACAGTGAGCGTAACGGTCGCATTGGTGTTTATATTCGACATACGTCTTTCAATTTTATTGGTTTAATGATACGCAAAAATAACACCGCTCAAACACCACTCAAAAGACGAGAAATAAGGCAGTTTCGCCCGATTTAGGCACGCTGGCGCCGACAAAAACCGACGAAATTTAAGCGATAGAAAAACGAAAGACTTGTGTATCAAGCCGTTAAGGGATTGTTAAGGGATTTTCCCTTAACCCGTCTTGATAAAGACCCCCCGACCGCCCTGTCCTTGCTGACGGCTACGACCGCCCGACCTTTGCGGAATATGTAAACAAATGTTAATATTTAGTTTCTCACACACGCAAAACCGCCTTAGTTGCGCTAAAAGGCGAAAAGGCAGAAAGTGACGAAAAAGGCTTGCAAGTTTCGCTGTTGACAAAAGCGAGCCGAGGTTTCACGCTGATGCACAACCGCTCCAAGTTCCACGAAAAACAAGGGTTTCGACTTGAACAAATAAGGCAGAAACAAACAAAAGGTTTCGGAAGAACTCCGAGTTTTCGGCACGATATAGGGTTTCGACTTGAACAAATAAGGCAGAAACAAGCAAAAGGTTTCGGAAGAGCACCGAGTTTTCGGCACGATATAGGGTTTCGGCTTGAGCAAATAAGGCTGAAACAATCAAAAGGTTTCGGCAAAACACCGAGTTTCGGCACGATATAGGGTTTCGGATGCGTCAAACGCTCTATTTTCGGCACTTTAAGCCTCCAAGCCGAGCAAACAGAGGGTCTTGCCGTACCACGAAAGGCTATTGGGTATCGGATGGGCATCAATGGCTTGCGGATGTTGCAATATATGCGAGAAAAAGCGAAGGTTTCGGCTTCATACTGCACTCTTTCGTGCTACTGAACCACCGCCTACACCCAAGCGAGCCACCACGCCACGCCCGACCCATCGTGCGGTAATGCGGCAGTGGTGAGGGATAAAAAGGTAATGCGCCTGTCGGTCTTGCCCGACATTAGGCGCACTACCTTTTCTATCCCATACCTCTGCCATACCTATTTGAATAAGCGAGAGTGCTGTCAGACTTATAGCAATCTTGATTGCCATTAGTCAGACAGTTTTCTCGCATTGACAGACAATAGAAAGCATAGCTTTACCAAACCATGAAGGCATCGCCTTATAGGAAACAGAAGGCACTGCCTTACCCGAAGCGAATGGATATGAAGTGGAATGTAATGAAGTGGTAATGTAATGAAGTGGTAATGTAGGACTTCTCCATGGCTCGCAGAGTCATAGAGAAACTCCGGAATGATAACGTAATGGAATGTAGCGCAATATCCTTTCGCAACAGTGGACGAAAGGAGGTGGCGCATAACGGACGGACACGGGAGTGGAGAGCCACTGCCTTTCGGCTGAAGTAGAGAAGATTGAGCGAAGCGAAATGATAGACAATAGAGCGCAGCTGCACGGACTTATGCGCAATGCAATGGAGCGTGTGTCCGTACCTATTAAGAAAGGTGAAGGGTGTGCAACACTTTTCACCTTTGATGATGATAGATAGACATCTTCGATGTGAAAAAACAGATGACGCTTGCGTGTTGATGATTGACGAGGAGGTCAGACAAGCTCGCTGCAAGCGTTGCTTGGCTGGGTGATGCGTCAATCATGTGCGTAGGTGGTGCATTGTTCGGTGGCGAGGACTGGCGTAGCCGTGAAATTGTGGGGCGTGTAATGAAGTGGAGGGGCTTTGGGCTGCCGTGGAGAAATGTGTATGTTGCTTACCCCGTATCGTGACTCGTGTGTTTGCACTTTTCTCGAATGTATGGAGGACTATTCGACTTCAGGCGATTTGTCCTCCTCACATCCGAGAAAAAGAGACATGGTACGGATCAGGGAAGTGGCATACTTATTTTGCAACAGAAGCCCAAAGCGACGGAACGCAATGGAACACCCCACAATTTCACTTAGCCATGCAATGGCTTGTCCTCGCCACCGAACAATGCACCGCCGGAGCTGCCAGGCAATGAATTCGGAAGCCTGTGACCGAAATGTCGTCTGCCGGCGAGATAGCGACGGATAAAGAAAATGACGGCTGCTGCCGTTAGCATCATCAGGACGGCAATAGCGAGCTTTGCCGTGAAGGGAACTGAAGACCTTGACTTGATAATTTCCTGCGACTTGTCGAATGAAGACTGCTTCGCTATTGCGATGCTGTCTTCCACCTGCTGTGTAGCTGCGGACTCCTTCTTTTCCTCTTGGGAAAGGTGAAGTCCGTAGAGCCTGAGAGAGAACGGCTTGCCGTGACTTATAGCTGAAGGCTTGCCGTGGTAAGATGGAGGCTTTGCCTTGTCATTGGACAGGGGCTTGCCCGATGGATAGCTGAGGTCGGAACATTGAGGGGTTGCCGACGTGTCGACACCCCCGAATGTGAAGACGCAGCTATCGAATGAAAGAGCGGTAAGCCTCTGTAGGGAACTGAATGAAAGATTCTGAGCGGATCGCCATTGAGCTTGCGAAACGGCGTTTCGCTCACTTTCATTGGATGATGATGCTGTCTTTGTGCTCTTGCACGCCAGTACAAATGCACAAAGAATAAGGATTAGGATATGTTTCATATCGTAGGGTTTAGATGTTTGCATACTCTGCCGTGGCATCGAATGATGGGCACGCTTGGCAGCGAAGTCGCGATGTCCTCGGATTTTGGCATTGGGGAACTGCACTCTGAGTTTACGAAGAAGTGCCACCAATGCGGATTTCTGCTCCTCCGTGCGAGTATCCTTAGGGTGTTTGCCGTCGGCGGTCAAGCCACCGATATAGCAGATTCCTATGGAATGGGCGTTGTGCCCATGGCAGTGCGCTCCCACTTGTGCGAGCGGTCTGCCATGATGCACAGAGCCGTCGCAGTAGATGACGAAGTGATATCCGATGGAAGCAAAGCCTCGCTGCCGGTGCCAGCGGTCGATATCTGCCGTGGTGAAGTCCTTGCCTTCAGGCGTGGCAGAGCAATGGACGATGATGAGATCAATCTTTCGCATCCTTCTCCTCCTTCCGTTTCAGTTTGTCATCGAGGTACGAGCGTAGTTCTGCATACTTAGTCTGTATGTAGATAGTGACACCGAAGATAGACCCGGCGTAGATAAGACACTCTGCGAATACACCCAGGACAGACTCGTGGATTTGTCCGGTGGGCGGTACGATGAATCCTGCGACAGCGAGGAGGAATCCTCCGATTAGCATAGCTATGGCAGATACAATCTGCACGTTTTCCTTAGTTTCTTTTGTCATAATGAATTGTCTTTTGAGAGTTAATATGATGTGGTTATCTTTGTATAAGATAAGCTGCATCTCAGCATAACAATCAAGCACGCTTGTTGTTCTGCATTCGATTTGCATTATCTTTGCGATTGAGTTGTGGTCGATTGAACCATTGCTCTTTGGCAGCGTGGTGTCGCGAACACCATTTTGCATCCGAGCTGTGGTGGCCTCCTTGCGGAGAAACCATGGCTCTTTTCGTTTACATACTGAAATTGAAGGTGAGTTTGTAATTGTTGCTACCATCAACTCTATCAGCTCTTGCAATTACCCTGAACTCTGCGAGGTTAGTTCGGAGTTCACCGAACTGGAATGGGCCATAATCTTTAGACTTCTTGTAAAATCCGATGGCAAAGCGGAAATGGCGGTTGATACCGAGAATGTTAAATGCGCGTTTGCCAAAGTAAATGCGGACTTCCAAAAGCTGTTGCGTTTCGGGGTCGATGACGGCACGGCAGTCGCTGAACAACACATTAGGCTTCATAAAATACTTGCCATTGTCCGGGTCGCCCTCCTTATCCAGACGGAAAGAAATCTCGTCGCCATTATTCACACTAATCTTTCGGTCGTCATAAAAGCGGTTCCAGCCACGTCGCCGTGGAAGATACTCACGCACACCGTTTTCATCCTCCTGCTTGCGACTTGTACGCACCGAGTGTCGGAAAATGACCGGTGTAAGCCCTTGCCGGATATAACGGTAGGCATCCTGTATCACAAGAGTACTGTCAGTGATGATACATTCAATGTGCATCTGCGTAGCTTGCTTCATCGTGGCAAACTTCTGAATGTCAGTCTGCAACGATTTTATCTGCGACGCAACTGATTTGAGGTCAGATTGAAGAACTTGTATGCTTTCAGCGTTGTTTCCGATTTCAATGTTGTTCTTTGAAATGCGCAGGCTCAGACTCTGAGTAGCCTTTTGAAAATTCACAAGAGCCTCCTGCACCTTATTCATAGAAGCAATGCATGAAGACAGCTCGGACTTGCACTTGTTCAAGTCCTGCACCTGCTGCGCACGCATGACACCGGCACGCTCGGTAGTGGCTTGGCGGATGAGAATGGAATTGTTTGCAATTTGATTGATTCCAGTAGAGAGGTTCGCCTTTCCCAAAGTGAAGTACACGTTGTTGCGGTCGTCCGAACCGATGGTGAGCGATGTCAGCACATAGCCGATGCGTGCAAGATCCGAGCGCCAATTATCAAGGCGACTCACGTCCGTCTGCAGAGCAGCTTTTCCCAAAAGGTCAGCGATTTTCTGCAACAGTGCGCCCAGAACTTCGGGCGTTATAGCCTCTTCGCGCGTCTCGCTGCGAAATGAGGTAATGAGAGATGTGATAGATGAAATGTCAGCCATACTTTTGCTTGTTTTTAGCAAAGGTATGACTGACTTTTAGATGGAGAAAAGACATTGTTAGTGATTATAGCGCACATACTTGTCGTCAAGTGCCTGGGCGACGACACCGACGAACTCGTGAGCGATGTTGTCGGAGAGGAAGTCGCGGAGGTTCATGACGGAAGCTTAGTACTTACGGCTGAACCAGGGCTTCTTCTTGCGCTTGCGTTCACGGCCGATGTCGCCCTTGTTTCCACGAGGAATCTCTTTACCCGTACCGAAGTTCTGCCAAAGACCATATTCGAGGAAGGACTGTGACAGTCCGAGTTCTATGAAGCGTCCGTCGGCTCTTACAGGGAGGGACTTGGGGCTGTGAAGCAAACGTCCGGTGTCGATTACACCGAGGAGTGTCATTTGCTCACGCCATATTTTGAGCATCGTATCGTTGAAGGCAAGAACGAACTTCTCACGTTCTTGCAGTTGTGGGTCATTGCCATTCTGTAGGGTCATAACGTAAATCGGTATAAGTGTCAACGGCGATTTGAAAGAAAGCACAGGCACAGCCAGAGAAGAAGTATTGGTCGATTTCCTGAAAGGAAATGCGAGAGTCGAGATAGATATTATGCTGCTCCTGCTTCGTCTTTTCGAGGATGAGCTTGCTCATAAACTGGCGGAACAGCTCGCGCATGGTGTCCATGCACAGCTGGCGTGCAGCCATATCATCAATGGCGTGGCGCATGGCGAGGAAGACCGTCTTCACTCTTCGAGTGTGCGGACTGTTGTTCATCTCGATATAGCCTTGGCTTATGTCGCTGACGGCAATGATAGCCGTGGCGGACTGTAGCTGCTGCAAGGCTTCCTCGAAGCCGTCAAGTCCGCTGACCTTTGCGAATACAAAGTCATGGGCCTTGGCGAACTTGTTTGTTTCTGTGAGGGAAGCGAAGAAGGCTGTGGCATCCCAATTGATGTTCTTGTCTGTCATTTCGTTTGTCGTTTGATGTCTTCTACTTCTTTCGCTTTGGCATCGAGTTCTGTGAGTGCTCGCCATGTGTCCATAGAGAGCACCGCTTCCTCTTTGGTGATGTCTCCACCAGTGAGCGCACGAATCTGTGCATTCATGGCAGTCCGTAGCACATCGCCGATGGGCGGTGCGTAGCCCAGTAGGTCTTCAGAAGAACTGGACATCGGCTGCAGGAAATGCGGAAACAGTCGGGAGAAGTAATGCTTCAGCGACGAGAACCAATAGAAGGCGTTGAGCAAAAGCGGTGTTGTCAGGTGTCGCGACTTGACCTTTGGGTACAGAAGCGTGGCGAGGTCTTTCAATAAGGCATCGTTCTTGGTGTGGAGAAAGCCCTGATAGTAGTTGTCGGCAGATATGAATGTCGAGAACGGCACGCCCTGGAAGTCGGCTTCGACGGCTTTGGCTCTTCCGATTTTTGTGATGCGAACTGGCAATGGTGCGAATTGTCGTAAGAAGTCCAATGAAGCCGTGGCTGCTTGCATTTGTCTGATGGTGAGCGTAGCCTCTTGCTTTTGCTTGTGTCTACGCTTCACGAGATAGCTGCCGTCATGCGTCTTGCATAACACTCTTAGGTCTGCCCATTTGAACAGACAGAGAGTGAGTATTTCTTCCATTGGCAGATCATGCGAGAGCTGCGTGAAGAAATACTGGAGTTGGCTGTCAGATAATGACTGCCAATCTTTGGGTAGGGATAAATTGAAAAATGCTTCCATACTGCGAAAGTACGGAAGCATTTGTATGGGGGAAAAGACAAAAGATTATTGCAGACTCTTGTCAAGGATTTCAAGAAGAATGGTAGGGGCCTCGTGGATTTGCTCAGCAGTGAGTCCTCTCTTTTCCACTTCTTCAGCGACGGCAGGATAGTCCTTGAATTTATTTTTTATCTTTTTCAACAGTTTCTTTTGAGAATATTTTTCTCTTTTGGAATTAATTTTTTTATCCTCAAATAACATCCAATAGTAAACATGCTTGCCGCTATCAACCATATAGTGATATGCCCTACAGCCCAAATAAACGGTATTATTTGTCCATATACCAGTAAACGACCTGCTGTGGGTGGAACTTTCAAAAGCAAACGGCTGCATATAGCCAGTGACATGTTTTCCCTTGTAAATTTCAGTTGCCATAAAAGGGAATGTAGGGTCATCTTCATTAAGAACGAAAGTTCGCTTCTTGCCGTCTTGCATAGCATTGTCCACCACAAGGGATTTTATATCTACTATCTTGTATTTTACGTCCTTGCCATCTTGCGTTTCACTGAAATAGATGTTCTTTTTCATGAAATGAATGTCGTTCTGCAAATAGCCGTTGAGTACAGTACCGTCTTTAAGAGTCAACACAGCCTTTGGCCATACGACTTTCGGCTTCTTGGCGTTTGCCGTTATCGCAAACGAGAATACCATGAGGAAGATGATAAAAAATAGTTTCTTCATAAGCCAATGATTTTATGGTTTTTAATGCGCCAAAGATAACACTTTTTTCTTAACGAGCAAATGTTTGAGGTCGTTTTTTTAGAAGAATCAGTCTCGTTATATAATGAAAAATCAAAGTGTGAAAATGCTTCCATACTGCGAAAGTACGGAAGCATTTGGGTTGGGGAAAAGACAAATTGTTTATTCTGGTTTCTGCACAAACATGATTTTGTCAAAAATATCACCTGCAGAAACGGCTACACGAACATAACGTCCATCCTGTGTTTCGTTTGGCGCAAATGTAACAGTGAGCGTATTTCCTTCCACCTTTGAAGATGTATAGCTGCCTTTAACTTCGGAATAAGGTTTGTCATCATACGAAGGAACGTTTTTAATGGTTTTATCACCCACCGACTCATTAACGTATTCAATCCAAAAATTCTTGTAATTCTTGCATTTGAAAGTATATGTACCGCCAGACTTTGGCACGCCAATAGCCTTGCCAAAACTTGGTGTCAGTGCTTCTTCATAATTGTTCTTTTCCCATTTCATGGCATCCCAATCACCATCGTCTTTGCTGCATGAAGCTAAAGACAAGATGCAAGTAAAAAGCAACATGGTTGCAAATAGTCTCTCTTTCATTTGTTATATATTTAATGGTTTTTATTATAAAACGCACAACCTCTTTGAATATTACATGAAAAATGCAACTTTTTCAGGATGAATATCCACTGCTCTCCTCCTTATTTTAATACGCTATTCAAAAACAAGTTTTTTGAACTTTTTATTTTCCATAAATACCTTTATATATGATGTAGAAACTGGTCCAACTACCGTGCCACACAATCCTGTCTTTGATTGCAAACGCTTTACATATGATGTAGAAACTGGTCCAACTACCGTATCGTTATTGCGATATTTTAATTTATTGTCGAAAGCATTAATAATCCAATTGTCAAGTTTTGCTTTTCGTTCAATTATTATGGTTGAATCATTCCAATAAACTATATGCACGCTATCTATTACAGGGTCATTATCGCTTGATAATTTGCATTTCAAGTAATATGAATTATAGTATTCGTCTGGAGGATATATATAGTATTCATCAACCAGTTTAATGCCTGTTGAAGAACAACTGACAAGAAGAGACAGCAATATGAAATAGAAATACTTAATCATATTCTTTTTTGCGATTTTAATCATTGTAGAACTGCCACAAAGATATAACTTTTTCAGAAGAAATACCCTCCACACTCTTTTTTATTTTTATATCCATGGTCTTCAAAGAGTTTGGCGGTGTCAGACTGTTTCCATTCTGCGAATACATTGCCTTTGGTTAAACGTATGCTGTTCACGATGTCGATGATGCTTGGTATCGGGTATTCACCGATGCGGAGGATGGAGAACTCGATGGCAGAGATGCGCTGATACATCCGCTTGTATTGGGCGGTGTCGAGAGTCATATCCCACTTGTTGAGAGCATTGGCGGTGCGAAGCATATCCATGAGTTCCGGACTGAAGAACTCCGTTTCGAGGCGGTGCTCAATGGTGAGCAACTTGGCACGAGTGTCCTGGTATCGCAGCCAGATATGGTCACCGAAGCCCAGTTGGTGCACGATGTCGAGTGTAGGGAACATCGTGGCAGCGAAATAATTGAACTGCTCCGAAGCAGTCCAATGGTGAGCATCTGGAAGCAAGGTGAGGATAACAGCAAGCGCATCGTCGCGCTGTTTTTCGAGAGAAAGAAGAAGTCTTTCGATACGATCCTTGCTTGCTGGTGCAATATTTTGGTTGCTGACAATGCCGAAGCCGTTAGGCGTAAGGATAAGGTCGAGCTGTGGCACTGCGTGCAGCATCGCCTCTGCAGCCGTGATGATACGGCAGTAATGCAGTAGCGGTGTGCTGTCAGAGTACGTGCGGATGCGACTCATCGTGTTGGACGAAACGAAAGTGGCGGTAAGCCATTGCTCCGCCTGTAAGAGGTGATACTGTATCTTGTCGAAAAGAGAAAGTTCACCAGCAACCGCTTTTAGCGTGTTGGGAACATACTTCTTCAGAGTGTCGTTGTCATTTATCAGATTGCTCATTGTCTTTGGATTTATTGATTGAAACTTGCTTCGCGTCCTTATTCTCATCGAGCGTGGTGAGCTGGATGAATGGGCAGTCCGGCTTGACCGCTGTCCATTTGTTGAAACGGATGATCAGTCGGTGAACGGAAAAGAGGAGGTCGTGGTAAGGCTTTTGCAGAGCTTGGGCAATAGTGTAAAGCTCGCGCTTGTCGCTGCCGGAGTTATTGGTCTGCGACTTGCCAGGCACAGAGCCGACGAGGTTAGAATGTACTCGCATGGTGAAGCACATCATGTTGATGGCTTCGACAATGTCCGTCGCCCAGTCGCCACCCTCCTTATCTGTCTCGATTTTGTTGATGATCACGTCATGCTGCTCCTCACCATTGGGTGAAACATAGAATGTAGAGAAGAGCACCTTTCCACTATTCTCCATGCCGGTGAGGAAGTTGATGATTTTGTCCTTCTCCTCGTTGACACGCTCCTGCTGCTTGACACGGTCAGTTATGCCCTCGACTTTGAAGATGTTGTTCCAAAAGGAGTTGGCAATTTCGATGTGGTACTTGATGGGAGCCGAGTTTCGGAGCTTCGCTTCCTTAGCGATGCCAATGAGCTGCTTGATGTTGAACCACTTTCCTTTGAAAAGAGCTGCGTAGTACGGTATTGGATAATACGTATTGTCGGGCGTAGGAATACGGCTGACGACAGCGAACTTTTTGATTTTCTTCCCTCTGTTCTGAAGGTCGGTGAATGGCGACTGTGGATTAAGAAGTTCGATGCGCTCGATGTCCTCCGGACTGACCGTATTACGCCAGTTGGCATAAAGGATGTAAGGTATCACACCCGACTTGTCGGCAGGAGCAAAGCGGACGTAGCACGCCTGTTTGCGGACGATGCGGACAATGCGACTGGCATCCTCATTGAGGATGATCACGCTGACGCAGAAGCCGAAGTGCTTAAAGTCCTGGCACACGCCGAGGAAGTAACTTGCGAGGTCGTTGTCAAGCATAAAGTCATCCACTTGCACTTGCACTTGTGCGGTGGCAAGCTCCGTGTCATAGACAAGTCCACTGCCATAGCAGACTTCAGCGTTGAACATCTGGCAAGTGCTCATTGTCTCATCAGACTCAATGAGGTCAATGATGTTGTACGGCATCTGATTGTCACCTCCCCACGGGATGTATTTCATCTTGTCGTTGATGATGATTGGTGCGATATTGTGCTCCTCCTTGAAGACTTCAGATGTCTTGGAGGTGAAGGCTGCGGATGCGTGGGCGCCGGGGATGGTGACAACGGATGTTGGTGGAATAAAAGAAAAATCGCTCATATCTTGCTTTTTTAGGGCAAAGATATGAGCGATTGGGTGGTGGGGAAAAGACAAATATTATGTTATCATAGTTGTATGAAAGTCCAACTTCGTGCTGTAACACTTGGGGCAGAATAATGGATTAGCATTACCCTTAAATATACTTTCTTCTTTCTTCCTTATGGTATAACCACATTTCGTACAAACTAAATCCTCTTTAGATGGTCCGAAACTGTGATATTGTTCACTATGATTTTCTTCAGTGCAGAATGTTCCACACTGTGGGCATTGTCTACCGATGATTGCGTCAAATTCCCCATGTAAAAATGTAATCAACTCTTGGGTATAGCCACAACTGCAGCACTTCAATATACCCGCTCCACTCATTTGAAATGTGCGGTATCTATCGCCTGGGTTCAGTTTTAAGTATGGCAAGAGACCTTCAGTGTGAAATTCTTCCCAATCAGGATGATTAGTCATCCATGTAGCTTTCGGCACCTCAACCATATTGTAAAAGGTCTTGTCTAACCTTGGCAAGAGTTCCTTGTATTTTATGTACACATGCCCAATGTTATGGTTATCATATACCATCTCATCTTTTAGGAAGTCAATATCTTTATCATTTGAATATCTGAATACGCTAAATGACCAGTTATAAATAGCATAGTAAAGACAATCAAAGCGATTATAGTTTCCGTAATGTAATTCTGTAATAATCTTTCTATAAAGCACCAATCTTGATATTATATATTCGTGTAGTGAATCCCTTGCTGTCTGATTATCTCTTGTACTAAAACAAACTCCGCATCCACTACCCTCAAAATAGTTGATAATATCTTCTGTGCTATTATATGACATGAAAATATTCTCAATCTCTTTGATATAATCAAGAATGAAATTACTTCGCATATCCTTGGCTGGATCAAATTTTAACAGAAAGGATGATAGAAGCAATTCTTTCTCGATAGCTTCAGTAGCATCGTATTGATTCTCCGTAATAGCAAAATCAATTACTTTGGGTGCTAATTTTTTCACCGCAGAATAAATTCCTTTTGGTGATTTGTTTAGCTTCAATAAAGCTTTAGTAATTATTCCCATAAAAATTAAAATTAGAAAGGTAAATCAACCAAGCCATCATTATGTAACAGATTGATTGCGCAAATAAACAAAAATGATAAAATAATTAATCGTTTCATCTTTTAATATTATATCAGTTTTATATTTTCTTTGAAATTTATATGTAAGGCTATCGCATCCGAAGCAATTGACATAGGCATTTCGCCCTCTAACACCAATAATGCTTTTATTGGGCAATGCATACCTTTTACGCTTTGTTCGGCATTTAGTATGGCATTGTATTTAACGCATTGATACACACCTCGTAAAATGTCTGCATTATCAGATGTAGAGGACTTGACCTCTATTGCAATCTGCGTGTCATCTTTAAGTATGAAGTAAACATCAAGGCGGTCGCCAGACAAAAGTATATGCTCCATTTCCTTATGCTTAACATTCTTAATGCCAATACATTCGGGATGGTCGTAGATGTACTCTTTTAGTGCCTTATGTTTGATGCCTTCGGAACCATGCTTAGAGTATGTACCTTTTCGGATTGTGTTCTCATATACTTTGTTGTCAGAACCATTGTATGGTGTGAGTTCAAGTTCGTCGAGAACATCTTGCCATCTGTCATAGTAATAAGCTTCACTGTTGAGACGTTTCATTTGGTCATTTTTCTGTTCGTCTGTGAGTGAGCTGTAATCGTGGCTTACATAATCGAAACCATTGCTCGGTAGTTTGGTCGTTTTGTTTATAACAAGGCAATTTAGTGTCGGCATATCCTTAAATTCAGGACATGCTTTCTTCAATGCTTTAAACACATCATCAATCAACCCCAACACTCTACCTATCTGGTCTGTGTGATGCCCCACCTCCTTTGATAGTTCGCTATACGTGTGCGGTGATTTGCTTACCGTAGCCCAATATATGAGTACAGGTATCATCTTGCACGCCCACATTGCATTTTTGCTTGATGAGTTGTGAAGTATTGATAGGTATTTTGGCTCTTTCATTATAAATTTAGTTTTTAATACAGCAAAGATATGTATAATTTGTGAGATAGCCATACATAATCTAAGTTAAAAATTTACATAAAGGCAATATAATGATAATTAATCACTAACTTTGCGGTCTAAAGTGAGAATCATGGAAGATGTAAATAGATTAAAAATCGTGCTTGTCGAGAAGAAAAAAACAAGCAAATGGCTTGCAGAACAGTTGGATGTAAACCCTTCAACTGTCTCCAAATGGTGTACTAATACATCACAACCGCCATTGGACACACTTATACAAATATCTCAACTTTTAAAAGTTGAAGTAACAGAATTAATTCGTGTTCCACAAAAGTAGATACAAAGAAATGATAAATTCAACAAGAAAGCAATTTTCCCTTTTTGATTTTTGCAAGAAAAGAGCAGATAAGATTCAAGTGTTTGGTAAAGAGACTATTGACGAGGAAGGAAAGATAATTCCTTTCGTTGATCAAGCAGCCTTGATTACCCATTACTTACAGCTGCGCGATGCGGACATCAAAATGCCATACGAGAGGCAGGCTGAAGATATTTTAAATCTGTGGTACGAGTTTGTAAAGGGCGAAAGACTTCATAAGCCTAAGGATTTTGAAGGAGTTGCTGACTCCGCAATTGGCTACCAAACATATCTGTTTCAAGATTTATTTGCGGCACCATTCCAGGCACCCCAAAATCCAAAATTCAAGTTTATAGACTTGTTTGCTGGTATAGGTGGATTTAGAATGGCATTCCAGAATCTTGGAGGAGAATGTGTATTCTCTTCCGAATGGGATGAACAGGCAAAGAAAACCTATTATGCGAACTATGGTGACGTGCCGTTTGGTGACATTACCAAAGAAAGCACTAAGAATAAAATACCCAAAGATTTTGATATTTTATGTGCCGGTTTTCCATGTCAGGCTTTTTCCCTTGCAGGAAAGAGACTTGGTTTTGAGGAGACAAGAGGAACTTTGTTCTTTGATGTAGCTGAGATATTGCGCCGTTATCAGCCGAAGGCATTCTTCCTTGAAAATGTGAAAGGACTTGTAATTCATGATAAGGGTAGAACATTTAAAACTATTCTCAACACATTGGAAGAAGTTGGATATGTCGTACCTGATCCACAGATTGTTAATGCAATGTTCTTTGGAGTTCCACAGCACAGAGAAAGAATATATATAGTTGGTTTTAGAAAGGATTTGGGTATAAAGAAAGAGGACTTTTCTTATCCAGAGCAAAAGGAAGTGACTAAGAAATGGATTGATGTAAGAGAAGAGAATCCTGTGCCAGCCAAGTATTACCTTTCTACTACCTATATTGAAACACTCAAAAGGCACAAGGCACGTCATGAGGCAAAGGGACATGGGTTTGGCTATGACATCATCCCCGATGACGGCATAGCTCACGCCATCGTAGTAGGCGGTATGGGAAGAGAATGTAACCTTGTCATTGATTTCCGTCAGAAAGACTTAACCCCGACAACAAGAATAAAGGGTGAAGTGAACAAACAAGGTTGGCGCAAGATGACACCTCGTGAGTGGGCAAGATTGCAAGGCTATCCCGACAATTTCAGAATCGTTGTAGCCGATGCATCAGCCTATAAACAGTTTGGTAATAGCGTAGCAGTACCTGCAATTCAGGCAACAGCAGAACAGTTGTTAAAGACATTAAACGACAAAAAGATATTGAAACTATGGGAGTATTAAAAGACTGTGGCATAAGCAAGAGTAAAACCAAAACTGTGACCATTTTTGAAAGTTTGCTTTCTGTAGAGACGTTTCTTGATGTTGTTTATGATTCTCCAAAAGATTACATAAAGAAATACTGGGATTCGTTTAAAGTGGCATTTCCCAAAAGTACCCCAAGTGTAAATGGTAATGTATTTGAAATGATAATATATACCCTGCTTTATAGAGAAGGGATTAAACCATTTTATACCCAAGCGAAAGTGACTTATGTACCCAACATTGTATATGATGCAATTTTATACAATCAGTCGCAACCAGTAAGCCTTTCATTAAAGACGAGTCTTCGTGAAAGATATAAGCAAGCTGATTTGGAGGCAGTAGCACTGAAATATGTTCATAGACGTTCAAAATGCTATTTGTTGACAATTTCTCCAGAAGAAGCTGCGTCGGCAAATGAAAAGATAAAGAAAGGGGATATCATTGGGTTAGATGCAGTTATAGACTGCACTACTTCACAAATTGACGATTTAATTGCAGACTTGAAAAACGTAACTTTTGAAGAAGCAGAGAGCAAGCCTGCTGTAACTGGTAATATTATTAAATAATAAATATGGCATTAACTGGAAATAAAGGCGAATGGAGTGAGATATATACTCTTTTCAAACTATTAGGTGATGGCAAAGTCCATGCTGGCGATGCCGACATGAATAAGCTGGAATTGTATTACCCAATTTTGAACATAATTCGAGAAGAGAGTGAACGATTCGAGTACAAGCCGAATATAGAGCAAAACATTGTTGTGATTGATGAAGATGGCAATGAGTATGCTCGAATTTCCATGGATAAGTTTGTTGAAGAATCAACTAAGTTGTTATCTGAAATCAAGGATGCGAAGAAAAGTGCATTTGAGATTCCTGAAGCAGAACAATTCATGGGCGAGATAGGATGTTCAAAGTTGAAAGCTCCTTCAACAGACAAAGCGGACATTCATATTGTGATACATGATCTTCGAACGAACATGACTCCATTGTTAGGCTTCAGCATTAAGTCACAACTTGGAAGTGCTTCTACGTTACTCAATGCAGGGGCCACCACCAATATTACATATAAGGTGGACGGAATGATGTTGAGTGATGAAGATATTGATGCAATTAATGCAATCAAGAGCCATTTGGAACGTTTGGCTGCTTTGTTTAAAAAGGGATGCTCATTGGAGTATAGTGATATAGACAATCCCGTTTTCAGAAACAACCTTCAGTTCTTAGACATTTGTATGCCACAATTTATTGCAGATTGTCTGTTGGTTGATAGTAAAGGATCCAATTCTTCGATAGATTACTGCGTAGCAGACGTCGCAAAGAAGAATCCTTTTGACTACAAAGGCAAGAATGTAGAAGAATTCTATGCTCACAAGATGAAAGTACTGCTTCTAAGTGCAGCTCTTGGTATGGTACCTGGTAAGGAATGGACTGGACGGTATGATGCTAATGGTGGCTATCTTGTAGTTCGTAAGGACGGAGAGATTGTTTGTTACCACTTCTATAATCAGAATGATGTGGAAGATTACCTGTATAAGAACACACGATTTGAAAGAGCAAGCAGAACACGGTATGGATTCGGCAAGCTGTATCGTGGGGAGGATGGTTCTGTCTATATGAAGCTCAACTTACAGATTAGATTTAAAAAGTAATTATATATAAGCTGCTTACATTATTTAAGCAGCTTATTTTTACTAATTTAAAACGATTTATGGCAGACTCTATAGAAGAAAAAATGAAATACCTTTCTAAACGATACGGAAGTTTGAATCGTGGAAAAGGTGGCGTGATATGGGACAAATTAAATTCTGTATTAGAATCTTTTTTGTCGGGTAATACACTTGTGGCATATTCTGATTTTTATAATCTGTTTCAAGAAAACATCTCGGAAATGCGTAAATGTACAATACATATTAAAGATGAATTTTATAGAATGCGCAAAGGAGAGAATGCGATGACAGAATATACAAATGATAAAGATATGGGACATATTCCATTTGAACTGAATCATCTGGTAGGTAATGAAAGGTACAGTATGTCTGGCATACCTTCTTTGTATCTAAGTTCTTCACTATATACATGTTGGGAAGAGCTTCATCGGCCACATTTTGAATATGCAAGTTGTGCTTTATTTAAAGCACAAGAGGACTTTTTGGTATTAGACTTAACCAATCAGGAGCATTATCATTTTACAGATAGTGTTTTCTCTGATTGTTTAACATTGGCCTGTTCTTTACAAGTATCGCATCCAACTGCACCTTTCAAATCTGAATATATTATACCTCAGATACTTTTACAAAGTTTGGTAAGGTACAATAAAGAAAATGTAGATAGTAGGATTTTGGGGATAAAATACACCTCTATACACGTTAAAGATAAATCATTATGGGTTAGTTTTCCTGAGAACAAAAAGAATAAAAAACTCTTTTTTAACTATGTTTTTCCTGCATTTGATAGAAAGCCCAATGGCACTTCGGATCGTCTAAATAAATTATTTCAGTTTTGGAATTCAATTACATATAATAAGGTTAAGCTTATGACACCAGACTACAAAGTAAATTCTCCAAATAATAGATATCAGGAATCCATGTTTGGAATAATGGAGGATCGATTGAAAAATATGAATGTATATGGTATGCTTCAATATGATAGTAATTGTCCTAAAGGAGCTTTAACTTTTTAGATATAAAAACCTATGGCATTTCTCTTCGTTTTGTCCTTTGGTCTTTTTATTGTATTTGTCTTTTTTATTCGGCATAAAATGCCAGAATGGAAAGGTAAGTACTCGGAGAAACTTGTGTATCGCAAGATGTTGAATTTGCCTGATGAATACACAATTTTCAATAACCTTTTATTTGAAAATAACGGATACTCCACACAGATAGATCATTTGGTAGTATCTCCATATGGAGTATTTGTGATTGAGACAAAGGGCTATAAAGGATGGATATTTGGCGGTGAGTATTCGGAAAAATGGACACAGAACATCTATGGAACCAAGTTCGAGTTTTATAATCCAATCAAGCAAAATGATGGACATGTCCGATTTTTGCGCCACCTTTTAAAGAGTAGTGTGGATATTTCTTTCATTCCCATCGTAGTATTCAATAATGATGCGGTTTTGAAGGTGTTTGTGAAAGATCATATTGTTATAAACAGATATTCACTCAATAATGCTATTCTTCAATATCATGATATTGTAGTTTCGGAGGAAACGTTCAATTGGATTGTTAAGACAATACATACTAATTCTACAGTAGTAGATAAAGAAGAGATGCGGAAGCATAACGAGAATGTGAATGCCAGAAAATTTAGGACGCAGAGCTATATTAAAAATGGTATATGCCCTGAATGTGGAGGAAAACTTGTAATAAGAAATGGAAAGTTCGGTCCTTTCTATGGGTGTTCCAACTATCCAAAATGTAAATTTACTATTAATAAATAACGAATGAAAAGATTTATATTATTGCTTGTTCTTAGCATAATATATGCGACAAGCATCTTTGCACAGCAAAAATTCTTCTGCGAAATAAAAGGAACAGAAAAGGAGTTGTCATCAGGACTTAAAATAGTTTTTGACTTTGGTAAGAATTCGGTATACGGAAGCCTTTCGTCTTTAAAAAGCAAACAGAAAATTGTTGATGACAAAGGCGAGGATATTCCGTTCAATAGCATGGTGGATGCAGGAAATTATCTATCTGGTAAAGGCTGGACTTTCGTTCAAGCATATACATCTGTATATGGTGGTCAGGCAATAAATCATTGGATATTCTTTAAGGAGTCCGACAGTATAGAAATGGCTTGTGAGGGGATAGTAACCAAGGAAATGTATGAGAAGGCGCATAAATAATGGTGATTTATGAAGAAGAATGAATTTCAATATGACATTAATGATTTGATTATCAATTGCGATAAGGAAGCCACGATGTTTCCTTTTGCTGTAGGTAATATCTATAGTTTTACTCTAAGTGAGAGGTTGTTTGCTAATCGAGCAGAGTTAATAGATGGCATACTATGTAAATGGACAGAAGCCGTGGCAGATGACGGCGTAGGAATATCTGTGCGACAGCTGACACGGAGAAACAATGGAATTATATTAGGAGGAAAGACTATAAAAGAACGAATTCGCTCATTTGTCGACCAGTTTGATGAAGATGGACATTTTATTTTGAGAATTGCAAAAGTTGTTGAAAGAGAATGGTTAAAACCGAATGGGGAGATAACTATTAGTAAATACTTAAAGTTTGAGATAATTTAGAACGGTCTACATATACACCTCAATCCCATTCACCTCAAATATACACACATCTCGAAGCTGCCGGATTTCGTTGGAGTCCAGCAGCTTCATTCGTCTTGTGCCTTTATAGAAGTCATATTTGAGGGAGATGCAGCGGTGCCAGGACTGGATTTCACCGTTGCGAGTCCATAGACGGATGTCGATGGGTTCGGGACTGGATAGGATTTTGCGGAGGGTGGAGATGTGGATGGATTGCATAGTGATGGGCGTTAATCGAAGGTGCGGTAGAAAGGATCATCGAAGATGTTGTTGCCGTAGGCGATGTTGATTGGGAGATGATGGCTGCTATACTTGTACTTGAACTTGATGCTGTTCGTGGCGTTGTCGGCATCGGAGATTTCACTGTTTATGTCAGTGATGGTGATGGATGCCAGGGCACCACCTATCTCAACGATGTTGACATAGCGAGAAAGGAGGAGTTGGGAGAAGTGCTTGGCTTCCTCGAAGGTAAGCATCGAGGATTCCACGTCATACTCGTAGGCTGACTTGTCATCATAGAAGGTGGTGACACCGAGCGAGGTGGCAGTGGAACGGTCGAGGTCGAGCTTGCTCTTGGTGACGCAAGTGAGATGTATGTATTCATCGCAGTTGAACTCATTGCGCACGAGTAGCGTGAGGTTCGGTGTGCGGTCAGTGACATAGAACGTCTTGGCAAGAAAGCCACGATGAACGGTGAACTGGAGCAGTCGGCACTTGCTGCCGATGCGTGTTTCTATTCCAATAGGGCTTAACGTGTCACGTATTAAGGTGGTGTTCTTTGTGTCCACCTTATCATCCTCGATGCGCACCATGCGCGGAGTGGATTCACCCTCGAAGAGAGCCAGGCACTCGGTGTAGCCCTGCAGCGAGGTGTTTGGCAAGTAGAACGACCAAAGCACCTGAAACGAATTGCGTGGAATGGTGAACATTGAACGTGTGGTGAGGAAGAACAGCTGTACGAAGCCCATGGCATTTGTGGCGAGGCTCAGACGAGAGTAAATGAAATGGCGCTCCGGCGTGGTCGTCTCTTCAGTCTTTGTGTCTGCCGTGATGACAAAGTTGGCGAAGACACGTTGCTTATCCAGCATGTGCCCCTCGATGATGGAGCGAGCATCATAGAGCATGGCGATGTTGTTGTAAGGATAAAGCGTAGTTTCAAAGATAGTGTCAGGACCACATGCGATAGTGACATATACCGAAGCAGCATCAGAAGATATTTCAATCTCCGATGGGATGTTGCAAGTGAAGACGTAGAGAGAAGGATTATAATTGATTTCCAGCATGACCTTTTTGTTTTCAAAGATAACAGGCTTTGCCTGTATAAGAAAAGACCCAACCGCAGCGTTGCTCTGCACGGCTCGAAGGACAAAGGGCTTTAGTATGGAGTGTAGGCAAGTGCGGACTTGTTACGATCTTGCAGCAGCGACAGAAGAAACCCCGACTCCTTCGAGCCGGGCGGAAGTGGAAGACTGCCTAAGCAGCCTTTTCAGCCTTTGGCTTGCGCCCTCTCTTTTTCTTTGGCTTTTCCTCTACTGGAGCAGGCTCCGGCTTCTGCACCTCCTGCGCCGTGGGAGCTGTGGCTCCCTTGGCTTTTGCAATCTCTTGCGAGAGGCGTGCGAGGCAATTATCAGAGATGTTCAATCCCAACCTCTTTTTGAGGAGGAAGGCGAGGCGCATAGCCTTGTATGCACTTGTGCAATACATCTTATCTGAGCTGTTATCGCTTGTGTAAACGACCCATACATTGTTTGTGGACTTGCCGGAATTGGCTTTAGCTGCTAAAATGACATTTGAAGTATTCATAACTTTCTTATTTTAAGAGTGAAACAATCTGATTAGTGAATGAGATAGACTTCGATATAGCTGATGTCTACAAAGCTGTCAGCTGCGAGTGCTTCTGCCTTGGCGCTTGCCTCAGAATGGCTGTCAGCCTCGATTTCATATTCGATATACTCGCCATCCTCTCCATTGATGACAACCTGATAGAGATTGCTTGACAATTCAACCTGTCTTGAACTTCTTTTACCGAAGTGATATTCTGAATTAAAAGTGGTGTGTACCATAATCTTTAAATTTTTATTTGTTCGACTTAAAAGTGAAGCACCGAAGTGCTTTTGTAATTTTTACGTGCATACAAGGAGCAGCAAGGAGAAGGCATGCAAATGCAAGGGATAGCCAAGATTATTTCATCCTTCGGGCTTGAAAGATTTTGGAATGAGGCAAACCTGCCCCAAAAACTTTTGAAAAAATCTTAGGATAAGCGTGGAGCGCGACCCTTTCAGAATGCCGCTTGCGCTAACTTTGCAAAGGAAAAATCATAAGCATTACATTTGGTAAGTGCTTCACGTCGAACAAATAAAATGATTTGGTACGAAAGAACACCACTTCAGAATATTACTCCGGAATAATAAAAGAAGAAGACTGGTGATATGAATTGTGCAATCTCTGTTGTCATCATAGGATGGGATGGCTACTTCTTTCATGATGAAATCGTGGCAGACAGATACCTATCTTTTAGGCAAGCAGAAAGGCGGATGTGCTTGTGGCTACAAAAATGAACATCTGCAGTATCGGAGTTCATTCACTAATGAGAGTGTGGAACGGATGAGAAAAGGCAAATATGAATACTTGTCATTTTGGTGGCGAAATAAAAGCCGATTCGTCCACAAACATTGCATGGGACGGTGGAACAAGCTACCAAGATAACAGCATAGGATAGATGCACAAAGTGCAGAAAAGGCGGTGCGCCACGCCTTACTCCTTTGAAAATCGGGATTGGCTACCTTTCGTTATTGACTCTCACGCCTGAGAGATTGCAAAAGCCAAAGGTGCGGAGAGCGAAGCGATGGAGGTGCTGAAGACGGAGCATACCGCTGAAAAAAGAAAAGCCTTCATCCAGCGTTGGGCGCAAGACAAAGGCGTATAGGAAAGGGTGATTAGGCAGTGTTTCACTTCAACAGAGTTAAAGTAACTCTATATGACTATACCCTATAAAATAAGTAACGCCCCCCAAGTATGCTGCTCGAAAGCTCGCCTGGGAGGCCTATTATCTTTAAGTTTAATAACTATCTATTAAATTTTCTGCTGCAAAATTACAATTAGTTTTTGTGATAACAAAGTTTTTCAAGCAAAAAAATGTTATTTCCAAAAATTATCATCTTTCCAATTAGCAGGAAATCCCATCGAATTAAGGTTTATTACGTGCGAATATTTTTCGAGCAAATCAACCAATCGCTTTTTAAATGATGTTCGTGGGTTTATTGTCTGCAACAGGTAGTATATCATACACACAGAATAGTACACCTTGTTTCTTTTTGCCGTATCAGGGTTGGAGATCCATTTGAGATTTCTTGAAAACTCCAGTTTCTCTGGCACAATATTCATATCTCTATTCCACATTCTTGAATGGTGGGCACACAAGTTTCTTGTGAAATTCAAAGCATGAAGCCACGATAGAAATGTTTGCGGTGGCAAAGAAAAATACTTAGCAATGCCAACAATATCTGCACGTCTCTTTAATCCGTCACAAATACGAGATAACTGACTGAAATACATTATTTCTACACTCATCCAAGATGGCGGATTTTCCGGTTCTGAATAGGTGTCGCGATAATGTTGGATAAATGTTTCAGCGCGGTCGTTATGTAATCTATCCTTAATATGTTGCTGTATATCTGCAAAAACATCATCAGTGAAAGTAGATCCATCTCTACGTCTACGAGTTATTGGACCTTTGAAAATACTACGATTGTCTTGCCAATGTGAGCCGTATTTCAAACTTAACTGATTAACGATTTGGGTTCGTATTGCTATCTCAATGCGTTCAATGGCATCAAATAAAAGCAAACGCAATTTGCGGTCAAATTTATATAAATCATAGACCATTTCCCAAGTGGTATCAGGAGCGAATCTGTCAATAACAACACCATTTTGACATTCCTTAAATGGAAGCATATATGCACTCAGTCTGTAATAACTGATGTTGGCAAGAGTTTTCTCCACTCTTTTCTTATTGTTTACAACAAGCCCCCTGGCAATAAGCAAGTCCACTTGTTGCGAGAATGTTAGGGCCGGTTTATTATATTTTACCATGATAATCAAATTTAGACTGCAAAGATAACATAAAAATGGCGTACTTCATTATTTCAAAGCTAAATACTGCAACATTTATTTATCTCACTCCACCAATAGCAATTGGATATAAATCGTGCTGTGGGAATTTTTCGCAGCCGATATATAGGGTATCGAAGGCATCGGTGCCGTCGGTGCGGTGTTCGAGAAGATCTTCTTCGGATTCCGGCTGCTTCTCCATAGACTTGTTTTTACGGAAGCCGTTGCGTCCACGCTCCACTCCTGCTGACTGGATGGCGAGGATAAGGTCATCGTTGTTCTGGCGGTTGAAGTACGGCATAAGGCGTTGCTTCCCGGCAAAGCCCTGATTGATGAGAAGATATTTCTCATCGTGTCGCATAGGGTTGCCGAGGTACACGTCAATGACCTGCCATCCGTGGCGCTCGAACTCATGGACTACCACCCAATGGAAGTCCTGGTCGTTCACGGCATAGTTAGAGCCGAGGGCGGTGGCATCATAGTAGTAGATGACCGTCTTGTTAGGATGTGGAGCGTAGTAGGTGCAGAAGTCGGCGACGAGTGCAGGGATTTTGCGCTCGAATTTCACATAGAACGATTTGAGGATGTTCAGGCGGTTGGCACGAGGCTGACCGCACACAATCCAGTTGATATTAGCATTGTAGTCCATGCCAATGCAGAGAGGCTGCATAGGGTCGATGTCCGAGTCCGTGCGACAATCGAGCGAGCTGTTTAGCGTAGAGAATTGGTTGTTGGCGTGGATAGTGTAAAAATCCTGCTGCGCCTCTTTTATGATGCGGTCGTATCCGAGCGAGTCGAGGTAGTCAAAATCCGAAGCATCATACTTATGGTATTCCTGCATTGACGAGTAGAAGCCATCGTGCGAGATGCCAATCTTCTGACAGAGTATAGAAGTCTGGAAAGTCTTTGGCGTGAGGTCGCGCTTCATCTGCCGGATGTATTCTTCACCGAGAAGCTGGAGGTTTTCGAGTGTGGAATACTCCTTATAATAGACCGCTACCGAGCGCATTTTGTTAAGACTCTGGTCGAGCCATTTGAGGTAATTAGGCAGATAAGAAGGAATGGGCTTGCGCTGCTCTTTGAGCTGGGCAATGCGCTCCTTCGTCTGCCAAATCTTGTAGATTGTGCCTTTGATTGTGTCAATCAGTTCCGTGTCCATCTTGTCCTCATAGTGCAGGAACCAAGAACCCTTGGTAGTCTGAGGCATATCCGAAAGCACCATCATGGAGTGGTTAAAGCTATGGTGCCCGAAGTACGAGCGTATGCCACCATTTGCAGGCAGAGTCTCGTCCTTCAGTTTGTTGTAATCAATGAACTTCGCCTCGTCAATGAGCAGCCATGAAAGCGTGAGCGAGTTGGAAGAGCCCGGGCGGTCCTGACTGATGATGATAGCCACCGAGCCATTATAGAACGTGATGACATGCTCATAGTCAGCCGGTTCGGTGATAGGCTTAGAAAACGACTTCGGCGGTTTTCTGCCTACCACATAATGCACGCCATTGATGTACCCCCAACGCTTCCATGCTGCAAGCAGACCAGGGAGCGTGTTGGTCAAGCCATGCTTGAACGTAGGCACGACGATGCCACCAGTAGATCCAGGCATACGCTGCATGTTGCGCAGCACGAAAGGCGAGGCGATGGAGTCCGTCTTGCCAGTGCGTCGTCCGGCCACGATGACCGTAGTCTTCGCGCCGATGTATTGCGTAAGAAGCTGAGGTTTGTTGAAGTACACACGCTTAGAGTGTTGCTTCGCCTCAATATCCCAAAGGGAAGTGTCAACTTTGTTCGTCATTGTCTTCAGGCTTAAAGATGTCATCAAGCACAAGATCCGCTTGTTCGTATTCGATATTCTCCGTGTCCGGATGCGAAGTGGTAAGCTCCTGCGTGAGCTTTCGGATGCGGTCGTCGATGTTCGGAACTGGCGTGATGCCCACAACACGTGGGTCAGTAGTCGGGAAGAACGGTTGGACGACAATCATGTGGTACGGCACAGATTGCTCGTCCTCGATGTCGATGCGGTTGAACTTCGCATAAGAAGTGGCCGCTTTCTCCATCGTCTTCGTATCCTTACGCTTCTTCGCCATCTGGTACGTCTCCATGATCATCTCGTTATAGCGCCAGCGGTGGAAGTCGCGCGTACACTCCGAGAGATTAGGCAATAAGGCTTTGACGATTTTTAAGTCAGCATACGCCGTGACTTGCGACAGTCCGTATCGACTGCGCAGCTCGTCGACAAACTGACGATCTTTCATGTCTGGGTTGGCGATAGACCATGTGACCATATCCCTTAATCGAAGTAGATGTTCGATTTGGGGAACAGGATATTTACCTTCCAATTCCGATTGGGAGGTGTAAAGGTCCTGTTTGGCGATGTCGATAATGCTTAATTGTGACATGAAGAGAATTTTGAATTATTCATCATCCTCCATATCGAGGAGGTTGTTACGGGTGTTTTCAAGAGCAAGTGGAGAGCCGACGTAGGCGAGCTGCATCTCCTGATGCAATAGCTTGACACGTGAAGCAGCCTTGCCACGGTGGTAACGCTGCGAGACGGCGGTACTTCGGTCTGCGATGTCACGGCGTAAATTCTCTGGTGGAACACCGAGAATTACAGCCATATCGCTGATTTTGAGGTAGATTGAAGCATACTGCTCAATTTGCGTTAAAGTTTCTTCTGAATATACCATATTATTTTAATTGTTAGCACCGGCAGCGTTGATGCGCTGTTGGAAGAGGTCGGTTAGCGGAACGGAATGGTTCTTTATAAGATCCATGACGGACGCATGAAGGGTGTTGAAGATGTCGGGCGAAGTGGAGATGAACGTGGATTCATGGCGGTTGCCTCGTGTGAGATTCTGCGAGGTGACGACACTAATCTGTTCACCAGACTCCGCTTGCACGAGAAGAATTTTGGAATGGTTGTCGGCAAGATAGGTGCGCTTCATCGTCTGTGTGATGAATGCCCAAAGTTTTAGCGTTTTGTTCGTAGCCTTATGGTCGAGAACAAGATTAAAGGCAGATATGTTGCCCGATTTCTCGATGAAGAAGAGTCGGCGCAAGAACTCCTCGGAGATGGAGAACGAAGTCTGCCAAATCTCCGCTTTGCCGACCTGTCCCAAAATCCACTCTAAGACGTCCGCCACCTGAAGAGCATTGGAGAGATACGCCTGGTGTGGACATTCAGAGAGTGGCTTTAGGATGTCATCTATGTTAATGTTGCGCTTCACTACTTCTTGGATTTAGACTTGGACTTCGGCTTGGAAGGAGTGGCATCCTCAGGCTGCTCAGCTAATTGGTCAGTTGGCGACTGACCAATTTCTGGATCCTTAGTCTGCTCCTCTTCGCTTTCTTTGGTTTCGGTATTTGCTGCACTTTCTGCCTTTGTCACATAATGGTCATAAGTGTCCCAATTTGCGTGCAACTTTTTATCGAGATTTATAAACTCGTCGAGTAACGGCTTGCGTTCTGAAGCCGGCACCTGCTTCGTATAGTCCGACAACAAGCGTAGGCGTAGATGGAGTTCACGCATACGGTGAGTGATATCAAGGTTCTCGACATAGAGCGCCTGGATATCCTCAGGCAGCGAGTCGTGATCCGCACGCTTGCCAGCCTTAAAGTCCGTAGCAGGGTTCGTGTCTTTGTTGGAAAACTCTGTTCGACTTGCCACGATAGCATCCACTTGCTCCTGCATGATGTTCACCTCGTCGTGGGCTTCGACCTCACGGCGAGCTTTGAGGAAGGCACGTAGCTTGCCTTCGATGAACTCAGCCTTGCCTTTGGGATTGATGCTGAGATTACGATACATTATGGTGTTATTGGTGAGTTGGAGAAGAAGGATTGCACCCTCGTTCCAGTCACGCTCAGCAGATGGCGTGTCGAGCCATTGCTGGAGTTTGTCTGTGAGATTGTTCATAATGATTACAATTTATTATTGATACCAGTAAAGAACACACAATTCTTGTGATGTTCGGTAAGCACATTGCGCATTGCCTTCAGCGTAGAGCCTGTAGTAACGAAGTCGTCGAAGACGATGCAGTTAGGCTCTTTGGGGAGATTGTTCATAGTGAACACCGCCCCGATACGCTGCTTTGAATGGCAGAAAGCAACATCCTCGTAGAACGGGATGTTCAGTTGGGAAGCAATCATTTCGCTGATGCGAGTGGCGAAGTTCTTGACGAGATGGCGACGTTTGGGCGTGGTGACGATACACCACGCCCCCGTGTTCAACTCCTCACCGAGGATGTCACGTATAAGTGGCGAGATGCTATCAGCAAAGAACGCCACCATACTATCGTCGCCCTTGATATCCGTCAGCGTTCTGCCATACAGCGACTTCTGCCATAGAGAGATGAAGAACGTATCCGCCCGTCGAGTAAGCCGGACGCGTCGGGTGAAGTCGCACCGCGCTTCGACCGACTTATCCCACGCCTTGCGTTTCTCAATGGCGAAGATATCCTTCTGTTCATGCGTAGCATCCTTTGAGAACAGATCAAGCGGACCCGATAAGTCCGGCACGGAAATGTCATTCAAGAATTCCTGCATGTCTATCGGAGTCCGCTTGTCCATGGTCAACTATGATTATAACTTTACTCGCCGTTACGCTGCGCAATCAATGTCGCCGTCCTCAGTGGTGATGGTGCCAGTATAGAACGGAGCCGGACACTCGTCCGATGCCTCCACGTTGATAGTGGTGCCGGTGGTGCCAGTGGCACCCTGACCGAGATCCTGCGTGACTGTGGTCTTGGTAGTCCACTTGTCACAACCCACGACACGGTGCTTGCCCTTCATGTCCTCGACGATGAAGACGTTGTCGTTGTTATTGAGGTAAGCAGCTGCAGCCGATGCCGCCTCGCTTACCGACGGATGCACCGCCACGAGTTTGTTGAGCTGCGTCTGTGACGGCAGTTCACCCTGTGCCTCACTTGTGAGTTGCGACTTCTCAGGAAGGATGTCGATGTATTTCCATACAGCGTTTTCCTTCAACGTGAAGGAGCCGTCATAGACAGAAGAAGTGACACGTCCGACCTCGTTATGAGGAAGTTTAGGCCAAACAAGAATATCATTCTTGGATGTATAATACACACGGCGACGCACACCAGGAAGTTCCGGTGTACCCATCGCCCATGCAAGAGATTTTTGTACGTCTGTATTAGATGCTGCCATGATGAGTTTTGAGTTTTGAATTGTGAATGTTGAATTGTAGGCTGTGCCGATTGTTCAATGATGAATTAGAATTTGCCTAAGAGAAGCCTTTCTACGTCAGGAGTATGTTTTTGACGTAGATTGGCTTGAAGGTATATTGGATTGTTATGGCGCAAGTTCAACGACCTTCAGGCGTCGCTTGTCGATAGACTCGAACTGTACACCGAAGAACATGGTGGCGATGTACGAGAGAAGGAACGCATCGAAACGTTCGACGTCAACCGATTCCACGTCGCCCATCTGGTCATATCCATAAAGCATATTGATTTTTGGCGAGATATGGATATACTTCGAGTCCGTCTTGTTAGCAAGCGGACAGAAGATGAGCTTGCCGTTAGAACCCTCGACAGTAGGCTGATTGTACTGCGTGTTATACGGAATACCGCTGTGTGTGAGCAGATAACCCTCGTTATACTTATCCACGAAGTCCTGCGAGCAGAACATGAAGAGAGTCTGCGAGCGAAGACGAGGATCGAGCGAGAACAGAATCTCCTTAGCCACGTCCACGGCGTTGGCAGAGGTGATGGCATCCGTCAGTTTGAGGTAATTGCCGTTCTCCTTAGCGAGAGCACCGGAAGTAACCTCCTTCTTTGTGATAGTGTCGAAGCCATCGAAAAGATCCTCGGTGGTAGTACCGCTTGCGTTGCGCACACCGCTCCAGATAGCATCATTGAGCTTTTCGGAGAGCGACTTGGCGATAAGTCCAAGCACCTCGCGAGCCGTAGGCACAGACTTCTGTCCGTCGCCCTTAGTGGCACCAGTGCCGAGGAGCGTAGAGATAGCCGAGTTAGGCTCGAACTTAGCGACCACCGAACCGAAAAACGTTTCAAGAGTTCGGAAGTCCAGCTGCAAGTTCACGTCCTCCGAGCGAGTTGGCGAGTAAGGAGCAAACTGTGCCGAAGCGTTGAGCGTGCCCACACTCTCCTTGTAGCGGATGCCAGGGCGACCGGTCATAAACTTAAGAGTCTCGTCGCAGCCGATAATCGGCAGACGAAGGAAGTCAGAACGCCACTTTCGAGCAGCATCCTTGTATTCTTGTAGGGTAAATTGTAGTTTTCCTGCCATGATATGGAGTTTTGAATTTTGATTTTTGAGTGTTGAATTATCGGCGATGCCGATTTGGAGTTATTCAATTTTGAATTATGATTAGTGAGGTATGGAGGCGAGGCTTATGGCAAGGAGTCAAAGAGAGCCTGAGCCGAGTTGGTGGTGTCGTAGAACTTCTCGATGTCAGACTTTTCGGTGTTGGTGCCACCGTCCTTCTTGTCATCAACAACCGTGTTTGTAGTGTCAGCAGGGAGCTTTTTCAGTTTCTCCTCCAAATCGCTATTAGCCTTAGTCAGACGGTCAACGTCAGCAGAGAGATTGGTGATTTCCTTGTACTTCGCTGTGATGTCCGCCTCAATAGAGTCGAGCTGTGCCGTGGTAAGCGTAACCTTGTCGTCGTTAGCTTCCAGCGAGTCGCAAGCGAGAGTCTTGCAAATGTTAGAATAGGTCTTTTTCATTTTTTCTTCAGAAGATATGGTTGGAACAATTTTAATTGGTTTCTCTTGCGAGTGGAAAACAGAGGCACAAGCCTGCAGAATCCGTCTGAACGCCGTGATGTCTTCCGACTTCGTGTCGGTCAGCATCTTAGGAAGCGGTATGCCGTGAGCAGTAAAGTCCGCAGCAATAGCCTCCGTAAGAACTGGAGCCGACTCATCATCAAACTCCGTGAGTTCATCAACGAAGCCCCAAGCCAGTGCCTCCTGTGCCGTCAGCCATCCACCCATTTTCATGAGTTCAAGCAAGTCAGCAGATTTCTTCTTGCATCGTCCGGCATACATCTCTGCGACGTTGGCATCCAGCTTGTCAAGGTCAGATTTCTGCTTTTCCAGATTGTCGATGAGATTCTGCATATCCGTAGCGTTCAAGCTGCCCCACTCGAAAAACGACTGTGAGCACTGGTGCACGAGATACATAGCCGAGTGATCCATGGTGATGCGCTTGGCACCCATAGACGTGATGGTAGCGGCACTGGCGTTCATGCCCACAAAGTGGACGTGAACATTGCCGTGTCGCCTGAATGCAGATGATATTGAGAGAGCGGTGTTGAGCTGTCCGCCGAGAGAGTCGATGAGAACAGCAACCTCCTTGTCGGTGTTCTTGTTTAGGACGAAATCGACGTAGTCAGAATCGAAGTCCCAACCACCGACGTAGCCTTTAAGATGGAGATTGTATTTTGTCTTTGCCATGATGTTTCATTTTTAGGCAAAGATACATTGTTATATATAGTGGTAGAAAGACAGAAAAGGTGTAACTTTGCAAAAAAGTAAAGTTATGGAACCATGGGCGAAACTATTATTTACGTTAGGATATTTGCTTGTCGTTAGTGCAATAGTCCTTATGTTTGGATTGCTTTTCATAGGAGTTGTGTTGCTGTTGGCAAAAACATACACTTGGCTGAGGAAGAAAAAACGTGATTTTGAAAATTGAACCGATTTCGGCTGTATCTTTTGTAACATTGTAAACAAACAAAGAAAATGCTGATTATCAGCGTTTTAAGTTTTTGCGCAATGTTTCAACTGCATACAAAATGTTACAAAAAGGCATGAAAAAAGGCGCTCATCACGCCGTGCATGGCACAAGTGCCACTTTGTTTGTATAAGATATGGTGTATTTCGTAGCAGCCGAATCACCATCCACCTTGCCTGTGGAGTCGTCTACCTTGATGACAGGAAAAGGTTTGTCAGCCGTGCCGATGAGATACTGCTTCCCATCCACCGTCTGTATGACGAAAGCAAGATGCTCACGAGCTGGCAGCTGCGAAGTAGTAGAGAAAGAGAGTTTCACCTTTTCCAAAGTATCGTTATTGTCAAACTGCGTCTCCACTTCACAAACGGCATCACCGATATGCGGAATGAGGAAAGTGTCAGCGAACACTCCGACAGGAGCATCCGCCAACGCTTTCTGTGTGATGCTTGCCATGAGCGACGAGGCAAGCACGTAATATATATTGATGATTCCGGGAAGACGTTGCATATTATTCTACTATTTCTTCAGTTTCAACCTTGTTATTGCTACCGTTTTTTATCGTGCTGTTTTTTCGCTTGCATTGATTAGTAAGATAATTCTTACGCAAGCGTTGGTATATTTTCGCGATGGAGTCCCAGCAAGTGCCGTCCTCCTTGATGCCCCGTTGCTCCATGTAGAGATAAATGAGGTCTTTCTGCTGTTTGCCGATCCTGCCGAAGTCGTGCAGGAACGTCCAGCAGTCTACATCAAATGAGTTCTTCACGTTCTCCAGCAGCGCACGTTTACCAGTGTCCGTGATATGATTGTAAATACGAGGGTCGCGAGTTTTGGAATACGGAATACAAATGGCGACTTCATCCTCACGTTGCCTTGTTGGGACAGCAGAAACAGGCGGTTTGACAACAGCGAGCTTTATAAGTTTTGACTCGATGCTGCCGTTTCTTAGACGCACTGGTTCCGTGCCACTGTGCCGATGTACGAACCACTGGCGCAGATAGGAAGGCATTTTGATATAGATGTGATAGTCGCTCATAAAACATGTAAAATGATTACGAGCACAAAGATACTATAGTTTTGTGTAGGCTGTATTGAAAGGAGGGAACGTTTAAGATTTGTTATTTGGTAGGTAGGTAGATAAAAAAGTTGATTTTAGCTTGGTGGGGTAATGAAAAAAGATGTATATTTGCAAAATAAAGTTGAACTTAAATGTACGAGTATGAAAAAATGGATTTTGATGTTACTTGCCCTTGTATTGTGTGGAGTGACACAAGCTCAGAATGCAGAAGTAACCTTGAACAACGGCACCATTGTGAAAGGTGACATTGGGAAGTTTTCCTTTAATGTAGACAATTACCATGAGTTCAGAATCAAAAAAACTGATGGTGAGAAGGCAGACTTCGCATCTACTGATGTAAAAGAGATAAAATACTATAACAAGAAGGCTGGAGAATGGGAAAACTGGATTCCGATGGTTGCCCAAATGGGATTGAGCATGTCTTATAAAGAGAATCCGAAACTCTACAAAAATCCGGTATTCCTTCAGCCAGTTTATGAGGGGAAAAACATTTCCGCCTATATTCACTACATAAGCACAGCTACCCATGTGAAATCGGGAAGTATTTACAGAATGGCTATCATGTTTTATTACAAAGCCAAGAATGAGGACTTTGCAAGAACCTATTATTTGAAGGATAATAGCATTGCAGGAATTGGTCAGAAGACTGTGCTAAAAATGTATTTTAAAGGTTATCCTCAGATAAAGGAAATACTCAAAGGTCTAAGTATGAAAGAGATTCGTAAAGACCCTGCGATATTAGTCAAGAAACTTGATGAAGCATTGAAATAAAACACTCCTTACTTCGAATAAATTTCGGTTACGCTATAAAAAGGAGGGCAGCCAGAGCGAGGCGATTGCCTCGTCCGGCTTCCACCTTTATCTGCGGAAGACGTAGCCATCCTCGAAGATGTAGTCCGAGATGAACAAATCCCTTGCAAACGCCTTGTAATCGAAGTAATATGAGAGATTGCCCATCATGCGCTCCAAATCATAGCACTCATTGACGATGTGTGTGGCGAAATCCTCTTCCGAATCATATTCGCCCTCATAATTATCTTCAAAATCCGAAATGCTGTCATCGCCAGTGGCGGAAATATAAGCCTTAAACGCTTTCTGTTTGTCATCATCCATTTGGATGAAAGCTATTATCTTGTTGAAAACTTCTTCATCCATACAGCTTTCTGAATACCACTCCTCAGGGAAGCACTGATAATCCTGAAACATAAGCTCCGGATCCTCCTCATCAGCGTGAAGCTGCTTGCATACATCGATAAACTCCTCGTAAGAGTCAAACGTGCGGAGATCGAGCCAGGCACCGAAGAGTGAGCCTTCATTGTACTTCTTGTATGTGCCACAGTAGATGGCAGGCTGATCCCAGAGATAATCAACGATATAGCTGCTGACACTCTCAAACTGCTCCTTCATGCTATTGTGAGCCGACTTAGGTGATGTTAAAACCATTTCTTGCATAACTTAGAAATTTAAATTGTTAGACTTTTAGATGCAGCCCTCGAAATGAGGACTTTTTACGCTGCCTTACCCAGCGCAAGAAGAAGACATTTAAGGCAAGAGATAGCCGAATATTTTTTCACCTTTGGCGGAACGAGAATTTGGATCAGGAGCCACCGCACCCCAAAATCTTGAAAAAATATTCGAGCTAAGGCAGCGCCGTGCCCTTGCAGAATGTCTCTTGCGCTAACTTTGCACGCGGAAAAATCCCAAGAACGAAACCAGGGCTGCATGTCTGACAATTTGAATGTTATGCAGTAGAAATCCATCACCTATGTCCACAAGAGCGGAGCAATAAAAAAGAGTCAGCAATACCTCTTTCATTAGATTATCGTAGGGCAAAGCCTGACATGTGGCACATACATCAAAGAAGAGCAATGAGTGAAAGGCTCACGAGTGCCAGGCACGTTCTCTTTAAGCACGGTGACACTTACGATACCGCATGGAAAAAAGCAAGCAGTAGCAGAAGAGGAGAAGCCGGACTACAACTAAAAATAAGGATTTTCAGTACCTATTTCCCTTTGGTATTTAGAAAGCATAATGAAATGTTACAAGAAGTTATAAGAAATTACAAGATAATAGTCTACCTAAATAAATGACATACAGAAAGTTACATTAAGTTACAACAAATACAGCATTTCTCTTCTGAAAAATGAATGAGGGCAAAAACAATGAGGATTTCGCTACATATAAAGTCAATGACTACCACTTTATGCTTTTTGGAGTGCGTGATGGGCTACCAATATGTATGTAGGTAGATTACAAATCGTGTGCAAGACCTCTGAAAAAAAACGGAGTACATCGCAGAGGATGGCCATGTCTTCCGCAAAATAAAAACCGCCGAGACGATGCAATCACCCCGGCAGTCCACCTAATTATGATACCTATTGAAAAGAAATATATTCGTAGTAAGCTACCGCTTGTAAGAGTAAAAAGGTAAAAAAGTAAAAGGGTAAAAAGCCCTTAGAATGGCTCGTCGCTGTCGGATTGGTCAGGCGCAGTCCACAGACTGATGCCAAACGTCTCGCAAAGCAAGTCATAGTCAAAGCAGTAGGCACGTTGTGTCATAGTAAGTTTAGGAGGCGTGCTACCCATAGCAGCCCTGGTATGGTCGTACTGGATTATGCCCTTCTTATACACATCAAATCGCGCCACCTTTTCACCAAGGTATGCACGGCTGTTCTGAAGATAGTATTTCAGCGCATCCGTAGGCAGCACCTTCTCGTTAGCCTGTCGTCCCTCCTTGCGGTAGAGGTTGAAGATACGAGTCTTCTGCAGGAAGAGCACCGGTCGTTCAGTCTGCCAAGTAGCATTGATGATGTCCGTCTTGAACTTGCTGCAATAGCGGATGAAGAAGTCGCCACCCTCAATCAGTTCGCCGTCGCTTGCGAGATACTGCACCACGTTCCAGAAGTTGCCCAGCTCACCGTTAGTCTTGCACTCACCATTCTGCTTCTTTATCCCCTCGATGGTAACTTGCAGCATCTCGTCGAAAGTCAGCGTAGGGATGATCTTTTGTAGCACCCGAAGCGCAGCCAACGGCACACACCAGTTGTTCATGATACGGTCCTCACCCTTTTCGCTGCCGAGAGCGTTGCCGACGATATTCTGCGTATCATGGAACGCCGTAGACCACGCCTGTTCAAAGTGCTTGCGCTGTTTGAGTATTTCGAGAGTCAGGTGCGTCAGTCCCAGCGAGCGCATTTCGAGCAACACCTTATAATTCTGCTTCTCCTTGTCCGAGAACTCACTTCGAGGGAACTGCAGGAAGACGAGTCGGGTAAAGAGAGCGATATCCGATGTCGGCATCTCCTGACCAGAAAGGATGATGCCGGAGTCAACTGCCGTCGTCTCCTTCTTCTTGTCAAGATCCATATTCATGCGAGTGCGACCGGTGCCGTCCCACAGACCCTTCAGGAACTCAATCATCTTCGGGTCGATATCGTTCTTGTACTCGTCAATATGCGCCAGTGCGTTAGCCGACTGCGCCACCGTGTCGTTCAGAGCCGATGGCGTAGAGTTTTGGATATTCGGTGCCGTGTAGCTGATTGTGAACAGTGAAAGCAGCGTGTGGCCAAGCTCCGACTTGCCACTACCTTTCGGACCGAACAGATTGAGAATAGGGAACCAGTGGTTGGCAGAAGTAGAAGTCACCACGTCGCGGAAGAACGTGGCGAGATAGAAACAGAAGCCCACACGTCCGTTGTCCCCATACACCTTGAACAGCTGCTCTGTAAACTCCTTCAGAGTAACCGAAGAAAGATTGAGATGCACAAACTGCTTTTCAAAAGTAAAGAGCTTCGGGTCGTTCTTGTATATGGACGAGCTGGATGGCAGATAGAAGTTGCCCTTATCCTTCAGCCTGACTATGCCAAATTCATCAGCCGGGATGAAGTGGCAGTCGTGGAAAACACCGTTGCCAAAAGCGTAGAATCCGGCACGTTGCCAACCCATTTGAGTAATTTCCGTTGCCGTCTCGGTCTTCTCGTATAGATATGATTTGAGTTTCGTTAGTTCCTTCTCAGTACCCTTCCAAATGAAGTTGCCCAAGCCCTCGATTTTCTGCTTGAACTTAGCGAGAGCGATAAGATCCTCCTGCTTCAGTTCCAAAATTTCCTCATGTTTCATCGCATTCTTTATTTTATATAGACGTTTTGGATTTGTTGTATCTTTAATGTGGAACAGCGGAACCATCGTGAAGTTCGACCACTCGTAGACACTGCCTTTCTCCGTTATGGACATGTAGCAGCCATGGTCGATATAAAAGCCGTATTTGTGGTTTAGGTCGTCCTCATCCTGCTCCTTATGTTTCTTGTCCTGCTCCTCACGCAGTTTCCGCTCCTTATCCACCGCCTGGAGCCACAACCGTCTGCCCTGGTAATACTTCGTGAGCTTACCGATATACATGGACACGCCCGTTTCGTCATCAATCAGTGACAGTAGATAAGCAATCTTCTTGATAGTCAGGCGCTGCTCCTCCGTGGTGTTCGTCTGCGGAAACAGTTTGTCCGCCATCCAAAGAATGAAGTCTGTCTCCTCGGTGGCGTTGAAGATATTGGTGTTTTTGAAGAACGTGTCCGGATCCTGCTTCTTGTTGTCGTCCGTGTCCGGGATTTCCTTGATGCTGACAGATAGACCATTTTCCATAGCCAGTGTTCCTGCCTCCATGACGACTTGTATGCCATGGCCATAGGGTTCTCCGTTCTTGGGTGGGTCCGCATCCGGAAGGAAACACACCTTGCTTGCTATGCGCTTGATAGTAGAGAAATGCGTTTCGTTCCACGCCGAACCGAGCGCAGCCACCGTGTTGTATATGCCGATAGACTGAAGACGCATACAATCCGGTGCCCCCTCAACGAGAAACATCTTATCCTGCTTAGCTGCCGTCTTCCAAGCATCCTCGATGCCGAAGAGTACCGTAGACTTGTGGAATATGAGCGAGTCAGAACTATTGAGGTATTTGGGCTGCTGCTCATCCATGCAGCGAGCGGTGAAGCCAATTACATGCCCGAAGCGGTCATGTATCTGTATGACGATACGATTCTGGTAGAAGTCATAGCCACCACGATTGAGAAGTCCCAACTCCTTCAGAAAGTCCGCCTTTACTGGAAGCTGCTGCAGAGCGTGCCCATCAGCTGGTGCATATCCAATCTCTTTGAGAGTGCAGTAGTCCTTTCCCCAACGGTTATAGGCATACGCCTGTGCCTCCTTCGACTGAAGGAACTGCTTGCGGTAAAAGTCGGTGACCTGCTTGTTGGCAATCCACAACGCCTCCTTATGCAGTCGCTTCTGCTTTGCCTCCGCTGATTCCTGCTCCTGCTCAATCTCCACGTTAGCCCTTTGTGCCAACGTCTTGACGGCTTCAATGAACGTCTTGTTCTCCACCTTTTCTATAAAATGGATGGCATCGCCACCTTCGCCACAGCCGAAGCACTTGAATCTGCCGGTCTGTGGAGAAACATAAAAAGAAGGCGTCTTCTCGTTGTGGAACGGACAGCAGCCGACATAGCGCGAGCCACACTTCCGTAGGTGGACGTGTTCGCCGATGAGCGTCACGATGTCTGTGCGCTCCAAGATGGTGTCGATGGTTTCTTGTCGTATCATAATGTGGTGTTGAGTGAAAAATGCCCTATATCCACTATCTCCCGACATTGGATATAGGGACTTAACAGTTATATTGAGGATGATTCTACAATGCTCTTATAGCGTTTATGTATTCGCTTTTTAGAATGTACCATAAACGTCCCTTTTTATGAGCAGGGATTAGTTTTCGCTCAATCCGTTTTCTTACTGCTTGTGTCGATATGCCGAGCTCTTTAGCCAGTGCAGCGACACTCATTACGGTCTCTTCCTGGTCAATGACAATCTTCTTCATGTCATCATCTGAAATCCTTGGGGATTTGGGTCTTCCAACTGTTCTCTTCTCCATTTTCTTTATTTGTTAGATAATCTTCTCTTGTTTCACAAATTATTGTCGCAACCTCTAAGTCGGAACAATAATGATAGTGTACGAACTTGCCTCTCTGCTTGCCTCTGCCTTGATTGTGACGTGAAGCAAGGCAGTTCAACGACTGCACCTTGTCGCAAGGGAGGTAGGCAGACTTCACCTCTCCGGGGTTGATGGCATTTATCCATTCAGTGATATTTGTTACTCTTTCAATTTTCATAGATAACTTATTTGTTGTTTTACAATAAGTCCTTCTGTAGTGTATTCCATGTCGGGTTAGACCTATATCAAAGTAAAGGTTAAAAGCGTGAAAACCATTGGTAATATCGCACTTTTTTCGTATCTTTGCATTGTTATATAGAGGATATTCTACGAATAGAACACCACCCGAATTTTGCAGTCTGCCTTAACACTTGTCGAACTTTCTTCGGCAAAATTATAAGGAAAAAGAAAGATTGATTTGCAAAATGTAAATTATTTGTACCTACATACCTACTATTTAACACTTTCTATGCGACATAATGATACTTGTCGATAGTAAAGCAATAAAAAGAGTTCTTTAAAATAATAGTTCAAAATCTAAACGTCTGTCTGCTTTCAGTATGTATGTAGGCACGTATGTAAGTAAAATGTGTGACACTTGTGTGACACTTTGAAAAAAACTACTTTGACGTTTGTTTTGTAGAAGATAGGAATTTCCTTCTAAAGCCCTGTAATGACGTGATTTACATAGGATTACAATGGCGTTAGAATTTGGATTCCAAGCGGATCACTTGGATTCCAACGGAATCACTTTGTGACCCCATGCGAGTCACGCAAAAAGAGGATACAACTTCGGTTGCATCCTCTTTTTTTGTTTAAGCGTTTCGTACGTTTTTTCTTCAAGATGGCGATGCAGCGGATGCAGGATGAGCTGAAGCAGAAGGAAGCGAACACCAAGCGATTCAGCACATTCGTTTTCTAAACAGCCATATTAGTAGTGGAGGTAAAAGCCTCCGCAGCAACCAGCGATGCTAACCATTATCATTAGTAGCGGAGGTCTCCGGCCTCCGCAGCAACCAGCGATACTAACCATTATTATTAGTAGCGGAGGTCTCTGGCCTCCGCAGCAACCAGCGATACTAACCATTATTATTAGTGTCAGACTTGGTGCTGCGGAGGCCGGAGACCTCCGCTACTATTGTGTGCTCCAATCATCGTACTCCGTACGCCGCCCAATCGGATTCCGTACGCTACACGATGACATTTCGTGAGCAGAAGGA